CAGGTACTACTGGATGGTTGCAGTTAAATAGTGGTTTTGGCCAAGGAATTTTTGTTACGCGCACTTCTGGTCCGGGCGTTACATTTGCAGTATACACTATACAGATTGCTACTGATAGTGGGGGGTCAAACATTGTAGCTACTGCAGTTAATATTGATGTTAGCGCGCAATATTATTAAACTGAAAAATGGTCATTGATCCGCTCACAGCGCTAGCAGGACTACAAAGTGCAATCAGTGTAGTCAAAAAGGCCAGCAAGGTGGCAAATGACCTAGCTGGCTTGGCTCCGTCTATTGCCAAGATGTTCGATGCCAAGAGCGTTGCTACACGGGCGATGGTTGAGGCCAAGAGGTCTGGGAATAAGTCAAACCTTGGCACTGCGCTTCAGATTGAGATGGCTCTGGATGAGGCCAAGCGGTTTGAGCAAGAGTTGATGATGCTGTTTCAGGCCACTGGCCGTGCGGATGTGTGGCAGAAAATTAAACAGCGCCAGCAGCAGATGGATTTGGAAGACGCTCACTTAGCTAGGCAAGCCAAGGAAGAAGAGAAGAAGCGCAAAGAAGAAGAGCAAGAGCAAATGGCGTGGGCAATCGGGATTGTTGTGATCGTGATGCTCCTTGGCGCTATCGGTTGGGGGGTTGCTGAGATACAAGACCTATGCGCCAAGACAAGGTGTGGTCGGTGAATGAGTACCAGAAACAGTTTGACATGTTTCTCAAAGTCTTTGTCAGGCTTTGCATTGTTTGGTGGGTGCTGGGGCTACTGCGCTTTCTGCCAGATGATCTGGCTGACAAGGTTGTAAACAAGATACTGGGGATGTTTGGTCTATGAGTGACGAGAAGCCATCAGATATATTGAGCAAGGTGTTGTCCTATGTGGATAGCCCGTTCAAGCTGTTTGCGCTGATACTCATGGCGGTTTTTGCTTTTGCTGGGTACTTTGTTTGGCAGAACCAGTCGTTCCTGTTTGAGGCGTACAAGGAAAACAGAAAACTGCCAATGATTGCGGAAGACAGGGCCGAGGATGTTGCGGCGCATTTGTTTAAGAACACAGACGCAACCGTGATCGCAATCTTCAAAGTTAACCCGTTGTTTGGTACAAGAGTTCTGTTTCGGGCTTACACTCGTGAAGGTAGGGATAAGACGCATGATGGTCTGGATGTAGGGCTGTTTACACAGAGTTCGTCTAACAACCGTGATGTGGTTGCGCTGATGGCCAATGAGATACCGTGTAGCGAATACGCTGTGGCGCAGAGTGAAATTGGGCTTTGGTACATTGAGAAAGGCATGACCTTTGGTTGCCGTGTCAGTGTGCCGCCAGAGCAGGGCAGGTTTGTGGGGCAAATTACCATTGGCTGGGACAAAGAACCTAGTGACTTATACAAGGCCAAAGGGATGTTGCAAATTGCAAGTACGATGTTATCGAGGGCTAAACAATGATTGGATTAGACGCACTTTTGAACGTGGGTGGCAAGCTCATCGACAAGCTGATTCCTGACCCAGAGGCCAAAGCCAAAGCACAACTTGACCTTGCAAAAATGGCACAAGATGGCGAATTAGCAAGGATGGCTAACGAAACCGATCTATATAAAACTGAGCAAAACAACCTGACCGACCGCCTGAAAGCGGATATGTCGTCGGATTCATGGCTGTCTAAGAACATCCGGCCCATGACGCTGGTTTACATTCTGGTGGCGTACTTGCTGCTGGCAATCTTAGACGCTTCGGTAATTGACATTGCTGACGCATTTGTTGAACTGCTGGGGCAGTGGGGTATGCTGGTCATGTCCTTCTACTTTGGTGGCCGCACTCTTGAGAAAATCATGGATATGAAAGGTAAAAAATGAACCTGACGCCACATTTCACCCTTGAAGAACTCACGCACACTGACCACAGACAGTATGACAACACCCCCAACGAAGCCGAGCTGGAGAACCTTAAGCGACTCGCCGCCTTCCTTGAGGAAGTCAAAACTGCCTTGGGCGGAAGACCAGTCATGGTTAATTCTGCTTTTCGCAGCAAGCAAGTCAATGATGCTGTTGGTTCTAAAGATACTAGCCAGCATCGTATTGGTTGTGCTGTGGACATCCGAGTACCTCAACTGACCCCTGACGAAGTGGTCAAAACCATCATTGCGTCTGGGCTGCCCTACGACCAAGTCATTCGAGAGTTTGACCGCTGGACCCATGTGAGCATTCCAAACACACCAGACGCCAAGCCAAGAAAACAAGCGCTGATTATCGATAAAACAGGCACACGGCTTTATGCTTGATGCGCACCCAAATTGATGGGAAAATGAGCCATGCCATTACAAAAGATTCTGTTCAAGCCCGGCGTAAATAAAGAGAATACGCGCTATACCACCGAAGGTGGTTGGTACGACTGCGACAAAATCCGTTTTCGTCAAGGCAACCCTGAAGTCATTGGTGGTTGGGAGCAGATTTCTGAATACACATTTAACGGTGTGTGCCGCTCATTGTGGAACTGGGTAACGCTTGGATTTTTGAATTTGGTTGGTGTCGGAACAAACACTAAGTTCTACATTGAAAAGGGCGGCGTTTACAACGACATCACACCCATCCGCTCCACAGTTACGTTGGGGGCAAACCCATTCACGGCTGACGGCACAACTACAGTTGTAGTAAGTTCTATAGCGCACGGCGCTACTACCGGCTCGTTTGTTACCTTCAGTGGCGCAACAGGCACGTACGCTTCAACATGGAATGCCGAGTACCAACTCACTGTTGTAAGCCTTGACTCTTTTATCATCATAGTGCCGTCGGCAATTCCTGCCGGTTCTTATGGCGGCTCTGCCGTCGTTGCCGCGTACCAAATCAATGCTGGCCCGGCCTACGCGGTTCCTTTGACAGGTTGGGGTGCAGGCGGATGGGGCGAAGGTCCTTGGGGTACAGGCACTACAAGTACCAGCGCTTTGCAGATTTGGAGCCAGATTAACTACGGTGAAGACCTTGTGTTTGGTCCCCGTGGCGGCGGCCTATATTACTGGGATGCCACTGCAGGCTTGTCTAGCCGAGGCGTAGCTTTGAACACGCTGGGCGGGAATGTGACGTTTACCAACAGCGCTGTGACTGGTGTGCCTACTGTCGTGACTTCCACGATTGCGTTTACCGAAGGCGCTGCGCTTCAGTTTGCCGCTACGACATCTTTGCCAACCGGGATTGTTGTGGCAACTACGTACTACGCGTTCAATGTTGACGGCTTGACTTTTGGTCTCCTTGACGCGGCTGGCAACGAAGTCAGCACCACATCTACTGGCTCAGGCGTTTACATCTCAAACATTGTCGATGCGCCGGTGGTACAAAACACTCTGACTGTCTCAGATGCTTCGCGCTTTGTAATGGTGTTCGGTACAAACGACTACGGCTCTAGTGCAATTGATCCTATGCTGATCCGTTGGTCTGGCCAGAACGACCCCTATAACTGGACGCCAGACCCTACCAATCAGGCAGGGTTTACCCGACTATCCCACGGCTCGCAGATCATTACGACTGTGCAGGCCCGTCAAGAGATTGTGGTGTTTACTGACTCAAGCGCGTATTCACTTCAGTACCTTGGCCCTCCGTATGTCTGGGCATCTCAGCTTTTGGGTGACAACATTTCTATCATCAGCCCCAACGCGGCTGTGATTGCTTCAGGTATTATTTTCTGGATGGGCGTGGACAAGTTCTACGCATACGATGGCCGTATACAAACGCTTAACTGCGACTTGCGCCGCTACATTCTCCAAGACCTAAACCCAGACCAAACGCTTCAGATTTTCTGCGGCACTAACGAAGGCTTCAATGAAGTCTGGTGGTTCTATTGTTCTGGCAGTAGCACGACTGTGGACAAGTATGTGATCTACAACTACGTCGAGAAAATTTGGTACTACGGAACCATGGCGCGTACTGCTTGGCTTGATTCTGGATTACTGCCAACACCGATTGCAGCAACGTATAGCTACAACTTGGTCAACCATGAGTTTGGGCTGAACGACGTTGAGACCCCAGAAGTTCTGCCGCTTAACGCTTATATTTCTTCG